AAACTGGCTCAAATTTTTGAAGATATTGCGGCAGGTAAGAAAAAACGAGTCATTGTTAATATCGCTCCGCGCCATGGTAAGTCAGAACTTATATCCTATCTCGCTCCTGCCTGGTTCTTGGGTAAGTATCCACAGAGGAAGGTTATCATGGCCTCTCATACAGCGGATTTGGCTGTTAACTTTGGACGCCGCGTTAGGAATCTTGTGGGTTCAGAATCGTATAAAGGCATATTTCCGCAAATAGAACTGCAAGCGGACAGTAAATCAGCGTCTAGATGGGGTACAAACTTCAATGGGGAATATTTCGCTATCGGTGTGGGAGGCGCACTGGCTGGTCGTGGTGCTGACCTTTTTATTATTGACGATCCTCACTCTGAGCAAGACGCTAAGACAGGCAGACCCGACGTTTTCCTTCCTGCTTGGGAGTGGTTCCAGTCTGGTCCTCTACAGCGTCTTATGCCTGGCGGTGCAATTATTGTCGTAATGACCCGCTGGAGTAAACTTGACTTAACAGGGCAAATAGTAAAGCAACAAGATAACAATGACGAAGTTGACAAATGGGAAGTAGTCGAGTTTCCAGCAATAAAAGACGATGGGGAGGCGCTCTGGCCCGAATTTTGGCCTGTGGAAGAGCTACTGGCAAAGAAAGCCGCACTTGACTTAAGGTACTGGAATGCACAGTATATGCAAAACCCAGTCTCCGAAGAAGGAGCGCTAATTAAGAGGGAGTGGTGGAACATCTGGGAAAAAGATGACCCGCCTGAGTGTGAGTTTACAATTATGTCGCTAGATGCGGCACAGGAGGCAACCAACCGTGCGGACTACAATGCGCTTACAACGTGGGGTGTCTTCTTCAACGACGAGGTCAACAACTACAACATTATCCTACTCAATTCCATTAAAAAACGGTTGGAGTTTCCAGAACTCAAAAAGCTTGTACTTGAGGAGTACAAAGAATGGCAGCCAGATGCGTTCATGGTTGAGAAAAAGTCCAACGGGGCTGCGCTATACCAAGAGTTGCGCCGTATGGGTATACCCGTCGGCGAGTTTACACCTGGCAAAGGTCAAGATAAAATTGCTCGCGTTAATGCTGTATCAGACTTGTTCTCAGGCGGGGTCGTCTGGGCGCCAGATCGCAGGTGGGCGAAGGAAGTAATTGAGGAATGCAACGATTTTCCTAGCGGAACTAATGATGACTTGGTAGACTCCACTACACTAGCTCTGTTAAGATTCAGGCAGGGTGGCTTTATACGTCTACCAAATGATGAACCCGAAGATGACATGTTGTATAAGTACCGCAAAAAAGCAGCGTACTATTAAGGATAGATTATGGCAATAGATAAGTCGTTATCACAAGCTCCTCTAGGACTTGACCAATTAGACCCAGAAATGATGGGTGATGAGCCAGCTCTAGAGATTACTATTGAAGACCCAGAGGCGGTAGAGATTGGGATTGACGGCGAACCTATTCTACGTATAGAAGAATCTGAAGAAGACGAAGAAAGTTTTGACGAGAACCTAGCTGATGTTATTAGTGAGGCATCTCTCCAAACGCTAGCATCAGAATTAACATCTGACTTTGAAGATGACGTTGGCTCTCGCAAAGATTGGATACAAACCTATGTAGACGGCTTAGAACTGCTAGGTTTAAAGATTGAAGAAAGAAGTGAACCATGGGAAGGTGCTTGCGGTGTATACCACCCACTCCTATCTGAGGCACTTGTAAAGTTCCAAGCAGAAACCATGATGGAGACCATGCCTGCGGCGGGTCCTGTTAAAACTCAGATCATTGGTAAAGAAACTCCTGAGAAAAAAGAAGCAGCGGAGCGTGTCCAAAATGACATGAACTACCAGATTACTGACGTGATGAAAGAGTACCGCCCAGAGCATGAGCGCATGCTGTGGGGCTTAGGACTTGCAGGTAATGCGTTTAAAAAAGTTTACTTTGACCCAAGTCTTGGTCGTCAAGTATCCATGTATGTTCCTGCAGAAGACGTTGTTGTCCCCTATGGGGCTTCTAGCTTAGAGGCAGCTGAACGAGTTACGCATGTAATGCGTAAGACAGAGAACGATGTAAGACGTCTCCAGCATGATGGTTTTTACCGAGACGTAGACTTAGGTGACCCTGTCCAAGTAATGGACGAGGTAGAAAAGAAGATTGCAGAAAAGCTTGGCTTTAGAGCTACTACTGACAATCGCTTTAAGTTATTAGAGATGCATGTGGAGTTAGACCTCCCAGGTTTTGAACATAAAGATGACGACGGCGAGCCGACAGGGATTGCACTTCCCTACGTTGTAACTATTGAAAAGGGTACTAATACTATCCTAGCTATTCGTCGTAACTGGAGACCCGAAGATGACACTCATCAGAAGAGAAACCATTTTGTCCATTATCCATACATTCCAGGCTTTGGCTTTTATGCTTTTGGGCTTATTCACCTTATCGGTGCTTTTGCTAAGTCTGGTACTAGTATTATTCGGCAGCTCGTGGATGCTGGAACCCTTAGCAACTTGCCAGGCGGCTTTAAGACCCGTGGCTTGCGAATCAAAGGTGACGACACCCCGATAGCCCCTGGTGAATTTAGAGACGTAGACGTACCTAGTGGGACAATGCGTGACAACTTGTTACCGTTGCCATATAAAGAACCAAGTCAAGTTTTATATTCCTTACTAGGAACAATCGTAGAAGAAGGTCGTAGGTTTGCTGGCTCTACCGAGTTGTCAGTATCGGATATGAGCGCAAATGCGCCAGTTGGAACAACTCTAGCAATCTTAGAGAGAACTCTTAAGACGATGAGTGCGATACAAGCCCGTATCCACTATTCGATGAAGCAAGAGTTTAGGTTATTAAAAGACATCATCCGTGACTACACTCCAGATGAGTATGGCTATGAGCCTGTAGAAGGCAGCCGTATGGCTAAGCAATCAGACTATGACATGGTCTACGTGCTTCCAGTCTCCGATCCCAACGCGGCTACTATGGCGCAAAAAGTAGTGCAGTATCAAGCAGCTCTACAACTCGCTCAGACAGCACCGCAGCTCTATGATCTACCACTATTGCATCGTCAGATGTTAGACGTGTTGGGAATCAAAAACTATCAGAAATTGGTGCCGATGGCAGAAGATATGAGGCCAACCGATCCAGTTGCTGAGAACCAAAACATCCTAAAGAACAAGCCAGTCAAGGCGTTCATTGAGCAGAATCATAAGGCACACATTGGTGTTCACATGGCAGCAATGCAAGACCCGAAGATTCAATCTATTTTAGGAATGAACCCGCAATTGGCTCAGCAGTTACAAGCGGCAATGATGGCTCACGTTAATGAACATATTGGCTTTGAATATCGCTTACAGATTGAACAAGCTATGGGTATGCAGTTGCCTCCAATGCCTAAAGATGGAGAAGAGCCAAAACAAATGTCTCCAGAAATGGCGGATCAAGTGGCGCAGATGGCAGCAGCAGCGTCTCAACAGTTGTTAATGCAGAACCAACAAGAAGCTCAGGCTCAACAGGCACAGCAACAAGCCCAAGACCCAATCATTCAGATGCAACAACAAGAGTTGCAGATTAAAGCAGCTGAGCAGCAACGCAAAGCAGCTAAAGACATGATTGATGCACAACTTAAGCAGGAACAAATTGCTGTAGAACGAGAGAGAATCAAAGCTCAACAGCAAACAGCAGGAGCACAAGCAGCTATGAAAGCAGCGACTGATAAAGAAGCTCGCGATGCTGCACAGAGAGTAGAAGGTAGTAAAGCAAGTCTAGAGATGATAAAACTTCAACAGACACTTGCAAATCAGAGGCAAATTGCTGAAAGGCAAACAAAGAAAGGTAAATAATGGAAGCTGATAAGGCTTTTGATGTATTAAAACGTCAAATTGACGACAGAGTTTTACAACTCCAGGAAGCTCTCGCAGATGGTCGCGTAGAGACTTACGACGAGTACAAAAAAGTGTGTGGCGAGGTAAGAGGTCTCCTTACTGCACGTAACTACATAACCGACCTTAATAAAGCAATGGAGAACTCGAATGAGTGACCAACAGGTAGTAGATTTAAGTAGAGCAGTAGATTTAAGTGCAGTTTTAAATAAAGAAGCAGAAGAAAGAGCCAAACAACTCCCTATACCTAAAGGCTATAGAATACTTTGCGCTATTCCTGAAGCAGAAGAAGCCTTTGATAGTGGGATTCTTAAATCAGACGAAACCCTACGGTACGACGAGCTTTTAACTACAGTACTGTTTGTGGTTGATATGGGTTCTGATTGCTATAAAGACCCAACCCGTTTTCCTAACGGACCTTGGTGCAAAAAAGGCGATTTTGTTTTAGTAAGACCTAATGCTGGTACCCGTCTGGTAATCCACGACAGGGAATTCCGCATTATTAATGATGACTCCGTAGAGGCTGTAGTTCAAGACCCACGGGGCATTAAACGCAAATTTATCTAGGAGATAAAACATGGCTGAAATGCAAAAAGATGAGTTTAAATTCCCTGACGAAATGGAAGAAGATAAGGGTAAACCCGTAGATAAACTAGAAGAAGGCTCAATAAACGTTGAGATTGTTGACGACACTCCTGAAGAGGATCAAAACGTAAGACCTTTACCTAGTGACATTAAAGACGACTTAGAAACTGCTGATTTGTCCGCAGAATACTCTAAAAACGTAAAGGATAAGTTTACACAATACAAAAAAGCTTGGCATGATGAGCGTAGAGCAAAAGAAGCAGCTATACGTGAACAACAAGAGGCGTTAACGGCAGCGCAAGCGATCTTGGATGAGAATAGGCGTTTAAAAGAAGTTCTGCAAAGTGGTGAAAAAGAACTAATTTCTAGCTACCAAACATCTGCTGAGTTAGAAGCGTCGCAAGCAAGAAAAGCCTATAAAGAAGCCTACGATTCTGGGGATTCTGATGCACTTGCAGAAGCTCAAGAAGAGATGATGCGGGCGCAACTTAAACTTGACAGAGCAAAAAATTTCAAACCTACTGTACAAATTGCTGAAAATGATGTAAAACTACAAACTAAGCAGTCTCAGCAGCCTGCACAAATGGATGATAAAGTTGCTGAATGGGTGTCAAACAACCCCTGGTATGTTGATCCAGACAAGAAATCAATGAGTAAGTACGCTGTATTTATTCATGAGGAACTTGAAGAAAAGTTTGGTAGAGCATTTATTGGTACGGATGAATATTTCAAACGTATTGATACAGAAGTAAAACGCAGATTCCCAGAAGAATTTGACGACATTGAAGTAAAAAACGAAGAGGAAGAAAAGCCTCAACGTACATCTAGGTTAAGTACGGTCGTAGCTCCTGCGAAGCGCAGTACATCTTCAAAAAAGATTGTACTAACCAAAACGCAAGTAGCTTTGGCTAAAAAATTCGGCCTAAGCCCAGAGCAGTATGCCCGTGAACTTAATAAATTGGAGGCCTAAAAATGGCAACAAACAGATTACAAAGAGAATTAGAAAGTCGTACCCAGTCAGAACGACCAAAGCAGTGGTCGCAACCTGAGCTTCTCCCTGAACCAGATAAGCAAGCTGGATATGCCTACAGATGGATTCGTATTTCAACGCTTAACACTTCCGATCCTCGCAACCTCTCAGCGAAGTTAAGAGAAGGGTGGGAACCTGTAAGAATTGAAGAACAACCCAAATTACAACTGTTAGCTGATCCCAATAGTCGTTTTAAAGACAACGTTGAGATTGGTGGATTGTTACTTTGCAAAACTCCACTTGAGTTTGTTGACCAGCGTAATAAACATTACTCTGACCAAGCTGATGCTCAAATGAAGGCTGTAGAGAACACTCTTATGCGCCAGAATGACCCTCGCATGCCTCTCTTCAATGAAGGGAAAGTTACGATAGGTTCTTTTGGTAAAGGTAATTAATTTTTAATTTTTAGGAGATTTATTATGGCTTATCCAAGCGTAACAGCTCCATACGGCTTAGTTCCGATCAACAGCGTAGATGGCAAACCCTACGCTGGTGCAACCCGTCAATTGCCAATTGCAAGTACTTATAACACTGCAATTTATAACGGGGATATCGTAGCTCTAGTCGATGGTGGCACTATTGCATTATCAGGCGTTACAAACGACTCTACAACTACCGCTGCTAATTACACTTATGGTGTATTTATGGGCGTTCAGTATGTAAATAGTCAAGGTCAAACCGTTCAAGCTCAGTACTACCCAGGTAATGCTGCTGCTACTTCGGCTGTGGCTTACGTTGTTGACGATCCTATGGCTGCTTTTAAAGTAGCTGTTGTATATGCAAATAGCGTTGTAACAACCGTTAACCAAAGCGCTGTAGGTATTAACATGGCAATTGACCAAGGTACAGGTAGTGCTACTACTGGTAATTCTGGTGCAGGCGTTCTTGTTCCTACCGATAACTTAGGTAATGCAGCAACCTTGCCAGTTCGTGTTGTTTCTGTAGTTCCAGAAACCGCTACTGGTACCAACGCCTTCACTGAAGTAGTAGTGAAGTTGAACAATCCGCAGATCCTTCGCCCAACAGCGATCGATTACGCAGCCTAATAGGAGCTAAATAATGGCTATTTCACGCGCACAACTACTGAAAGAGTTGCTCCC